TGGGACAGATGTACATATCTGTACTTCACTTAATAATTTATTATCTACATATTTATGTAAATAATCTTCTTGTATTTCAGTTCCGCCTTTAGGGTTTTGATTTATTGTCATTTTTACTCATCGCTTTCTGTATCATGTCTAAACCTTTTGGAGAAACCTGCACAGTTACATCTTGTACTATATCAGGTCCTTCTTTCTTTTCTTTAAACACTTCTTTGGTTTTAGTATTACGCCACGTAGTTATTGTAGTGCAATCTATTTTAAGTATGTTGTCTTTATCCGTTTTCATTCCTTCTATCTATCAAAGCATAACTTATTAGGCCTTGTATTTTACCACTGCCTGTAGCTGCTTGCACAGTTATAGCATCCCCTGCTTCTAAATTCAAGCCTTGAGATGAAGCATTTATTTGCGACTTAGCTGCTATATCATCTCTAAAAAATTCATACTCAGTGCTAGAATCAGACGAGTCAACAAAATTCATATTTACTAAAATAGCTGATGATCCATCGTTGTTTGCACAATATATACTTTTAACTATAATTGTACCATCAGTAGGACAAGTTAAAACTGTAGCTTTAGACGTATCGGTTTGTTTAAAACCTTGATTTTTATAAAAGATACTCATGCTAGAAAATAATTAAATGCTTCCTGCTCGTTTTTTAAATCTTGTTGAAAAGAAAAATTAAGTTGCTGTTGCATTGTATTTAAAGCTTCTAGAACTTGTCTTTGATTATCGACTTCATACTCAGGTTTAGGTTCAGGTATATATGCTGTTATTTTTGCCATTATCCTACTAACGTATATGCATCGGCTGGTAAAGAAAGAGGAGTTCCTTTTTCTTTATTTTCTAATAAATCTTGTTTCATTAACTCTATCATTTGAGGACTTTTAATACCTAAATTTTCATATCCTGAATAAAGATTTTTAAGTGCTCGATCTAATTTACTGTTTGGTGCAAAAGCCACTAAATCGTTTTCAGGTAAGTCAACATCAATACTTTGAATACCTGTATTGTCAAACCTGTTTGGTGCCACTGTATTACTAAATCTGTCTATTAAATTAAGTTGTTCTTGCAAAGTATTATTCAACCTGTTTGGTGCCACTGTATTACTAAATCTGTCTATTAAACTAAAACGATCAGGTGCCGGTGCTACATTTAAATTTGGAAAATTGCCAAATTTATTTGGAACAGTGGCTCTAGCAATAATTTCAGGAGAAGTTATTCCCATTCTACTATCTGTAAAACCTTTTAGGTCTCTACCAGTTAAAACGTTTTGTGCTGTGCTTGGTGAAAATTTATCTCCATACATGTCAGTCATACCCATTAAACTATCTAAATTTTTTTGACTAAAAGTTTTACCTAATCTTTGTCTATCCATTATGTTATCTATTCTACCTTGAATCTGTCTGTCTCTTCTAGCTTGTTCATATTGTTCTTGTGTTCTTGGAGTTCCATCAGGATTATAACCTCTAAGATCTTGTATTGCTTGAGGTATATTTTTAATATTTCTAGTTATAAAACCTAAAGCAGGATTAACTAAACTAAGTAATCCACTGAAAATATTTTGAGGAGAAAATAAGTTATATTTAGCTGCATCAGTAAATCCAAATTTAGGTCTATCAATTAAGTCTTCTATATCTTTAATTCTATTCAATCTATCGATTGTTTTGGTTCTAGTTCTGTCTACTCCATCACCACCGCTGCTTAAAGATTTATCTGTTACACCAGTCTTACCTTGAAGACCCATTGCTCGATCTCTAGCACTTGGTCCTTGACTACTTTTATCACCTTTGTTACCGCCGTTTCCACCTTTGGTTCCGCCTCCACCAAAATCATCACTGGATGCATCTTTACCACCTCCTTGAAAATTTTTTCTAGCAGTTATTCTTTTATCTATCATTATCTTCTTCCATCCGGTTGTGCATCAAGTCTAAAGGTTCCGTATCTCCAAGATTCACCTGTTGATGTGTTAGCTATTTGAATTGCTACCAATCTACCTCTAGCTCTTGTATCTATCTTATCAGTTGTGGAGGTAACTGTAAAGGGTCCAAGTGGAGAACCTACAGGAGCATTATCAGGGTAATCGTTTAAAAATAATGTAACTGTAGAATTACCACGTAGATATTTAAAATCAGGTATAAATCTTCTTACTGACATAAAAAACTCACCATCTCCTCTATAATCTACAACCCCTGTTGCCTGACCCAAAGCGCTTCGTCTAGATGTAATATCCCAATCTCCTGATTTAATAAAAGCATCAATTGATGTTGTACCGGAACTATTGACTTGATCATCGCCTACCTCATGAGCATAGTAAACAGATGCACCATATTTATTAGTTAAGCCACTAATAGCAGCAAAAATAGGAGTAGAAGTAGAATCATAATCCGTTGCATAAGGTAAACTATACACTCCTTGATCTTGATAACTAGATCTATCTAGAGATGAAGTTGTAAATACGTTATCTGTGTAATTGTATGTTACACATCTATCAATTTGTGTAGATCCATTTTTTGGATAAAACCAATTAATTTCTGTATACAAAGCATTTGGCCCTGAATAAACAATATCTGCAGCATCATAGTTTATACCTAAATTACTTCCATCTGTGTTAAATACAAAGTCTTCAACTAAACATGGTAATGATTTTACTGTACCATCAAATACAAAAAATCCTCCTTCAGCTGACATCCACCACACAGCTCCATTTGCATAAGATACAGCTTTAGAACTAATACATCCACAGTTAGTACCAACTTGTCTTACAGAAAAAGTAAATGGTGGCCCAACAAATTGAATCACATAAGCTGCTTGATCTGTTAAACAAAATACATAATCTTTACCTTGTATAGCTGCAACAATTTTGTTTCCTGTATCTAATCTAAAAGTACCGGCAGTGTTAGTTGAACTTGGAGCGTAAGTATTTAGATCTTCTTGATTGGAAAATCTTACAAACATCGGATCCTGCGTTGTTGAATCTCCAATAGTTGTTTCAGTTCCAAAATGAAATAAGTGTCTATCTCTATCCGACACTAGAGTTATTCGTGTGGCTGTAGGATTGTTTGTAGTATTAAAATTTGTAGTGGTTGTAGATGCTCGGTTTCCTCTTGGTACAGCAGCGCCTGCATCCCACGTAAAAGTTTTTCCGTTAAATATAGTTGCAACTAATACTTCTCCAAAGTTATCAAGGCTCCAGATGCCTGGATCTAGAATAACATTACTAATAGTCCTAGCTGTTCCCCATGTGCCTGTATTCCATTGATACGTGCCCCAACCATAACCAGCTGTTTGAAAAGTTGGACCTACTATAACATAAGGTTTAACAGTCGCCGATCCAGTCGCTGACCCTCCAGGGTTTACTGCAACTGTAGGTGCTGTAATTTTAAAAGTATTATTAGTTACGTCTCTAATCTCAAAAGCTCCATCTGTAAACGTAGAAGAAGATGTAAATCCATTTGGCGTAGCCGACATTGTATTAAATGTAATATATCTTCCATTAGATAAGCCATGAGCGTTTAAATTAACCGTACATTCAGCAGATCCTTGAACTGTATCAAATGTAGCAGACCCTGATAGTTGAGAATCTAAAGGAGTAATGTCATAAAAAGCATCTTCATAATATAGAAATAATCCTTGTGAGGTTCCAATAGCTACGTATTTCTCACCTTGAAAACTTGTAAAAGCATGTTGAGCTCGAGCGGCTCCTGGTAATGTTTCTTCTGCTACAGTTAATTGTTCCCAACCACCTATTTTTTCAGGTAATCCATATCTAAATCTAACAAAATCTCCATCTACCCATTGACCTTCAGCCCCTGAATCAGTAGCTTGTTTGTTAAATCCAGGTTTAAAATTAAGTTTCTGTAACATAATCTCATATTATACATGCTTTTTATCATTTTGGTAGCATTAAAAATAGTTCATATTTAGTATATATCGCACGTCTGCGGTCGTGTTCTTTATAGTCCTATGTTTAATTAAAGTGTTAAAAATTACAATTCTATTTTCTTTTGATTCTACCTCTATTTCTTTGTCTTTTAGTTTAAGCTGTGTTCCTCCATCACAGCTAGTTAAATTTAACACAGCTGTATTAGCATCATACTCCCAATCTCGATGATACTCTGTAGTTTTTTTAAAGAAAAATTCAGTTAAAAACATGTGTATGCTAGCGTTTATAATAGATTTAGCTTTCAATCTATATAATATAGGTATTAAAGTATTTTCATACATTGGAGAATTAATTTTAAACTCATTATAAATACTATGAGTAAAATATCCTTTATCACTTTTAGAGTCACGGGTGCATTGTACTCGTCTTCTCCAAGGAAAGTCACTGTATTCGACTTGTCTTTTAAGATTTAAGAAAGACTCTTTGTCTAAAAAATTGTCTATAACTTTATATTCAAATTTTTTCATTATTTAGGTAGCACTATATTCCAATCTAACTTAGATAATAGATTTTGTAAATGAACATCTTTTAGTTCATGTTGTTTTAAATATTGATGTAATTCTTCTATATCCACAATGATGTATTGATCTTTCATATCGAAAACCATTTTATCTGCTTTAGTTTTAAAATTACCTATTTTAATATTATTTTTTAACGGTCTTAAATCAAATTTAAAAGATTGATTATGTAAAACTCCTTCTACATCCCACAGCTCTTTTTTCTTTTGATTTTGACTAGCTAATTTTTTATCTTTTAATTTATTATAAAATTCTTTCATTTAGATTATTTTAAAATTAAGTGCCATTGAAATTTTCTCTTCATTAGATTTATTCTGTCCTACTTCATGCATTAAAGTAGACTTAAAAATTAAAAGCATACCAGGTTTTGGATCTATCCAATATGATTTCCAAGTTAATGGATTATTTACTTCTCCTGATTTTGTAATTCCGTGTGGCTCATGACTATAAAATGTTATGTTACCAGAATCTTTAGGCGTCTTTAAATAATAAACTGCAGAAATGTCATTAGGATAATGTTCATGTCTTTCTTGATAATCATGTTTTTTATAAATATTAAACCAAGATGCTACACATTGTGTTTTATTATTCTTGTATCCTATTTGAAGTGTGTAGTCTTCTACCTGTTTAAAAATCCACTTATGTAAATTATCAAATTTATTATTCTTAGTTAAGTTATAAGTTCCACAAGTGTTAAAAGTTGATACGTTCCAATTATTACCACCTTTTTTAAAACTATTTTTTATTGTCTTACATTCTTTAATTAATTTGTTTTCAAATAATTTGTGATTTTTATTTTCATTTAAACCTATGACTACAGGAAAGATATTATGAAACTCTACCATTGTTTAAACCAAGAAGGAAGACCTAAATGTGGACGTTTGTCGAACATATTATTTTTAGCTCCTGGAGTTTTACAATTATTATAATGCAAGAAAACCTGTACACATTCTTTGCCTTTAAATTTTTGTCGCCAATGTTCTAAATCAATTCCTCTATAGACTAACATATCTCCAGGTTTTAAATTAACTTTAACACCTTTCATTCCTTTTTTACCAGAAGGCTCCAGATATATAGGCCAATCGTCACCACCAAGATTCATTGTTGTAGATATCTCACAACTAAATCTGTCTTTGTGTCTTTTAAGTTCATCACCTTTTTTATAAATTCTTGCATAAGTATATGCAGGGTATAGTTTTAATCCTGTTGCTTTTTCCATCTTTGGCTGACATTTTAACATTAAAGTTTCCATAGCAATGTCTGAATAATGTGAGTAAGTGTTAGGAACTTGAATATCATCATAAGATCCAAGAAATGTTTCAAAAGGAGAAACGTATTTCTTTTTTATGCATGTATCAAAAACTTGTTTTTTCATTGTAAAATAATTTGCAAGAAAGATAGCTAAATCTTTTGAAATTGCTTTTTTTATAATTGTATATTTATTTTTTTTAAAGTTCATCTTTAACCATTGGTTTGGGTACAGCTTGTGCGTTCCAATGTATAAATCTAAAAGGTTCTTTGCCGTGATCTACACTAAACTCGTGTTCTAAAAACCCTGGAAATATAATTAATGTACCCGGTACAGGTTTAAAGTGAACAAGTTCTTCTCCTGTAAGAATAGTAGTTTTATTTAGATTAGGTTTCATTTTTAATTTAGTAGCACGAGCACCTGTTCTAGGTTCATGAAAGATTGGATATGATGTTTTCTCACTAGCTTTTAAAAAATAAAAACCAGATACATGTTGATTCCAATGTATATGTGCTCCATGATGGCCACCACCTTTTCTAGAAAATTCTTGAACCCATAATTCAGTAAACAATAAAGCATATTGTTGCATGTCAAAACCTTGATGATCTAAAAACTCCCATGATTTTTGCCCAATATATTTTTTAAAATCTAAAAAATTATTATCCATTGTTAAAGGTGTTGAATGATATGATTGACCAAAATCACCATATTTTTTTATATAATCTTTATTTTGTTTTTTTGCATCTTTAATATATTTATTAGAAGCTTTATCTAAAGATTTTACAAACTCTGGTTTTTCTTCGACCCATATAGGTGTTTTAAAAAATTCTTGTATTTCCATATTATTTAAATGGTGTTCCTAGGTTCCACAAAACCAAAGAATACCTAACTCCTTTCGTTACTGGTTTGACTCTATGCCATAAAAATGAAGGAAATACAATTATAGATCCTTTAGGCAATATTTCTTTTGCTTTTTTTAAGTGTTTAGATTCATCTCGTAAAGAAGGATCATAGTTTCTAAAATCAAATTCTAGTTCTCCTCCTTCATATTCAGAGCCATCAGTTAACTGACAAGTCATAGAAAGTTTTCTAACCTTACCGTGTCTAGGACTATCGGGTTGGTTATAAGGCTTATCCCAACCATCACAATGCCAATCATAATATTGGTTTAATTTATACTTAGTAAATTGAAAATCTTCTGAATAATCCCATTGAAAATTCCAACCAGCTCTTTTATTAGCTTCATCTATAAATGGAATTATTTCTCTATATATCCACGGGTCGGTTAACCAAACTAAATCAGAATTTCTAAGTTTTTTTAAATTTTTTACTTCTTCTTTATTTAATTCTTTATTACTATAACCACCAGTTCTAGCCATTACCTCTGATTTAGACAGAGCATGTTTAATTATGTCATCACATATTCTTGGAGGAATAGCTCCTGTAAAATAATAATAATAATTAGATATATTCATAGGTTATAGTTTGTATAAAATTTAAAGAATCTTTTTGTTTATTGTTAATGCAATACATGTTTGTTGATGGAAACATTATAAACATATTATTTTTAAGTTTCATTTCCCAACTTCTTCCTTTTCTTCTATTATCATCATAAAATATTTTAATCATACAATCTTTTGTATTTATTCCATATAACAATGTGAAATCAGGGGAGTCTCTTAAATCAACAGGGTCAATATGAGTTAGAGATTCTGTTTTTTCATTTGGAATATAAATACTACCCCATGAATCTTTATTAACTAAATTTAATTGATGCTTAACTCTAGCAAAATCTTTTATATAAACATTTAATTTGTCCCAATCTTTACAAAAAGAATGATCTTTTTCGTAATATAAAGCTTCAAACATAGATTTAATTAATTCTAATGAATTAATTTCAAAACCTTTTGGCATTGAAACATCACCATAAATTATAGACTGTTCTGATAATACTTTCTTTAGCATACTAACTTTATGTTAGTATTTTTATACTAGGCTATAAGGTTTGTCAAATCCCAACTTTGATTGCCTTCATTCCACTTATATTCCCAATAATGAGTTTTTGCTGAGTTTTGTGAAAGTTCTTCAGCTGTTAATGCTGGAGCATCACCAATTGGTGATTTCCAAGAAGCTGATTCAACGTGTTGTACCCAAGATGCATAAGGTTTTTCAGGCCAAAACATATTGTTGGCTGCATCCCAAGAACCACCAATACCTGCATGATTTTTTCTTACGAGTTCTCCATTTTCGTTTTCATGCCCTGATTGAATCCATAAATTAGCTGGCCAGTTGCCATGTGTTTCTAAATGTTGTTGACCCAATGATTCATCAACAATTCCATCTGCATTTGATATTTCATTGTCATTAACAACTACTACCTGCAGCACTACATTTTCTTCTGAAATTTTTGCAAATCTTGCCATTATTATTTAAACCTGTATCTTATTACTACGGTTCCATCACCAGCTTTAGTATTACCAGGTCCACTTCCTCCCTGACCCGTATTAGCATCAGAAGGTAAAGGCGTAAAAGGTCCTCCACCGCATCCACTGCCACCTCTACTATAGGCTACAGCCGATCCAGATATAGAACTATTAGCTCCAAGTCCTCCGATTCCATTAGCATTACCACCTGGCTGAGTAGCTCCACCGCCACCGCCGCCATTTTCGCCACCACCACCGGGGCCGTTTCCTCCAGGGTTTCCTTGAGGTGGACTTACAGGAGGTTGATTTCCAGCTCCTCCACATGTAGCGCTAAAATCTCCAGCTCCTCCGCCGGATCCACCACTTCTTCCATTAACGTGTCGACCGCCTCCGCCGCCTCCACCTGATGCGGTGATTGTTGAAAATGTTGATCCATTACCACCGGTACCGCCTTGACAGAAATTAATGTGTTCGCCTTTTCCACCTACTGTAATTGGATATCCTTGAGCTGTAACTGTTATACCTGCAACTCCGTTAACTAATGGTGAAGGACCTGCGCAATAGCAACCAGAGTGAGTTCCATCAGAAGCTCTAAAGCCTCCGCCTCCTCCGCCGCCTTCGCCGCTGCCTGCTCCGCCACCGATAACTAAATAGTCTACTTCATTAAATTCTGGTTCTGGTGAAACTGCATTTACTGTAAATGTACTTGTTCCAGTAAATGTATGAATTCTATAGATACCATCATCAGTTATAGTACCACCTGTAGCACATATACCTTGAAAACCACCTGATGTTAAACCAAAGCCTCTTCCTGACCCTGCTCCGAATGAACCAATTATTGGCATAATCTTTCTCCTCCTATTTATTACGCAAACTGTGTTTGAGAAGCTAACGCTGTGAACGCTGCATCTCCAGTTTTAATAATAGTGTATGAATAAACATCTAAAGAACTTGCATTACCACCAGTTGGCGCAGAACCACCTTGCCATTCTGGAGTAACAGAAGAACCATCAATAGTCACGGCGTTATTGTAATAAGGAGTTGATCCTTGTTTAACAATGTGAGCTATAGTGATTGATTCACCTGCATCCATGATAGAATTTAGAGTGTTTGATCCATCACCTCTAATATTTAATGTGTAGTTAGCTGCTGCATCAGAAGTGTAGTTTAACACTGCTTGAGTAAGAACATCGTAGTTAATTGTTCCTGTAGCTGCAATAGCTGCTGTTGTAACTTTTTCTGCAACACTTTGAATTTTACCTTGACCATTGAAAGTCGCTCTACCGATTCCTTTTGGTGTAATATTCATATCAACGTTAGTGTCGCCACCTGTCACTGCAATTGCAGGGGCATTACCAGTCGCTGCGTTTGTTAGCTGAAATTCGTTAACTGCAGATCCAGTAGTTACAAATTTAAGTTGTTCATTACCGTTTTCGTCAATGATACCTGTAGCAGTATCAATAGTAATGTTT